GTAAGCACGTAGGAAGGTTAGAGGAGACTCATAAGGTGTGGGCAACTCTCAACGCTAAGGTGAAGGAACCACTCAATATGAGTGCGGCTGACTTGCATTCCTTATCCAGGAACCAAGTACTCGGTCTACGTTTCAACCCGGCTGACTTTTGGGAAGCTATCCCATGGTCGTGGTTGATTGACTATTTTCTGAACATAGGTGATATGTTAGAGTCATCTCGAGCCCAAGTTGGCTTGAACATAACTCGAATCAACATCATGTGTGAACAGAAGATAGTACTCCATACGGAGTCGTCGACTGTGCTTCCAGGGCTGAATGTTCAGCCTGGGTTCGTTTATCGAACCCGGAAGAACCGTTATCCGTACTCGAACTCATCGAATGAATTTGCATTCCAACCGTTCTTAACAGGACATATGGATGCAATTCTTTCGAGTCTCGTAACTGTGAAAGCCTTGAAGGCTTTCAAGCTCGATGTTCGAGCTTAATCCACGCTGAGAAGCGTTACTTCCCAAACAGAAGGACCTCTACCATGATCGGTGATCCTATTACCCTGACCTATAATGCTGGTTCTATTACAATGAACCGCATTAACCAGGATAATCACGGCTCTGAATACTACGCGGCTTCTGGAAACGATCGTTTCACCTTGTCGGTGAAGCATACGATTCCTGCGCGTGGTAAAGCGGGTGAATCTCATCTTGCACGACTTGACGTCGAGCACTATGATGCCAGCGGGGTGCTTCTTCGCACCGCGTCGGCATGGACCGTTATCCGTACGGATAATGGTATCCAGAATATCACCAATTCGGAGAATGCGACGAAGGCTCTAACCGCATTTCTTACTGCGGCGAATATCACCAAATTGGTGAATCGCGAGTCTTAATCGGATTTCCTCCGTCTTCCGTGTCAGGTCACAGTCGATCATGCCAACCTCCCACTTAAAGGAGCTAGCATGAAAAAGGTCGACTCCATGGTAGATCTATCCCCTTACGCCGCGATGTTTAAGGACATCGCAACGTGGGATATAGGTCTACTGCCCTCACTCACCAGTGATCTTCGCTGGTTAGAACACATCGTAACCTCTCGAGGCTTGCCGTTCATCATGATCGACATGCCCGATGCGTGCAAAGTCGTAGACTCTGCGCTATCAAGAGGACACTTGAGCCCAAGTAAATTGCCGAAAACGTTCGGGAAGATACAGGGTGGCAGCCGGCAATTCCTTGCCGGTCTGTTTTCCAAGTGTTTCGATGTAGATGGTAATCTGCTAGAAACGGTGGACCCCAACCATATATTCTTCTTACGGGCAACATTGTTGCTCTGCAAGAAGGTGAATAAGGAATGCAGTGATGCAACCCTTGTGGAGGCGGTTACCGAGTTTGCTACTATTGAGGGTCGTCTCAGGATTCCTTCTCTTCGTTGGGATCTTGATCGTCTTGCTGATACTTTGTCTCAGTCAAGACAGCGACTCTCATTCGCAGACTGTTCTAACAGACACGGGGACGTGTTCTCTGAAGGAGATCACGTGCCAAGACCGTTACTACGGACTTTGGATGACGTTTGTCGCATAGTCAGTTCGACCATGCCAGAAGTCATGCCCCGTGATGTAAATCCATCACACGGACCAGGAGCGGTGGCTGATGCAAAATCCAAAAGTGATAAGTATCACTTCCCGAATTGGCCTGCAAAGCTTGATGGGTTCTTCCCATGGACTTTGTTTGCCCAATCGCGAGAGGACATGCATCTTGAGGAAGCTGTAGCGTTTGGTGTTCAGGAGCGTCCGGCAAAGCTGATTGCTGTGCCTAAGACACTCAAGTCTCCCAGACTTATTGCTTCCGAGCCTGTGGCCCATCAATACCTTCAGTTAGGTATGATGGATTGGTTACGGGAGAATCTCCCGCACCAAATTCGTCCCTCTATCAACTTCAAGAGCCAGGAACCCTCACGGGAAGCCTGTGTTCGTGCCAGCAAAGAAGGAAATCACGCAACCGTTGACTTGTCATCGGCTAGTGATCGACTTTCTTGTTGGGTAGTTGAACGCGCGTTTGCGGCCAATTGGTCGCTGCTCGAGGCGCTGCATGCTTGTCGTACCCGTTGGTTAGTTAACTCAACGGGCCACGGCGAGCGTTATCATTTGCTTCTTCGCAAATATGCACCGCAGGGGAACGGAACCACCTTTCCTGTGCAGACTATCATCTATACA